GCGGCTCCAAGCTGTACCGGGAGCTGACGCCGGACGTGGCCCGGTCTGCCGCCCGAACTGCGGTGGGCTGGCTGGCCAACGGCAAGGTGGTGCTGTGGTGCGACAAGACCAGCCTGACCCGTGAGCAGCTCCAAAACAAGCTGCTGGGGCTGGGCGTGGTGGATGCCCTCATGCTGGATGGCGGCGGCTCCACGCAGGGGATCTTCCCCGGCGGGAAGGTGACCAGCTCCCGGAAGGTGCCTACGCTGCTGCTGTTCTGGGAACGGTCGGCGATTAAGGCGGAAGATCAAGCCCTCGTATGGGGGAAGGCTCACGGCCTGCTGACGGACGCCAACGCCGGAGAGACCGTGACCCGCGCCGACATGGTCCGGGCGCTGTATCAGATCTGGGGGGATAACCATGGTTGAGATCAACGCTTACAGCAAAGCCGCCTCCGGGGGAAAGCAGCTCTCCGCCCATTTTAAGGTGCGGGAGTTTGCGTGTGGAGACGGGTCTGACGCTGTTTTGGTGGCTCCCAGGCTGGTGATGGTACTGGAAACCATCCGCGCCCACTTCGGCGTTCCGGTGGTCATTCACAGCGCCTACCGGACGCCGCAGTACAATACCAAGGTCGGCGGCGTGACGGACAGCCAGCACTGCTATGGCACGGCGGCTGACATTGTAGTACGGGGCAAGACCCCAGCGCAGGTGGCGGCCTACGCCCGACAACTCATGCCCGACTGGGGCGGTGTGGGGGTCTATGACAGCTTTTGCCATATCGACGTGAGAGAGGCCAAGGCTGACTGGAAAGGATAAGGAGACACTATGAACAAAACCATTTCAGAGGTCATCGCCCAGACGCAGGCGGTACGGCCTGACCTCTACACGGATGAACAGATCACCGGCTGGCTCTCTGAATTGGACGGGCAGTTAAGCGTGGAGCTGCTGAAAACGGACCCGGTAGCCTATTCGTGGCCGGAGGACGCCGGAACAGAACTGCTGGTGCCCCATCCGTATGACCGCCTGTATCACTTGTATGTAATCGCTATGATCGATTTGTACAACCGGGAAACAGACCTGTACACCAATGACATGGCTGTGTTCAATAGTGCCATGCAGGAATACCGGAGCTATTACCGGCGGACGAACCGACCGGTAGCGGACGGGAATTGGTTCAAGACCATGTAAGGAGGGGCTATGTATCTTCCAAGTCTGAAATACGCGGAGCAGAAAACGAAACAGCAGATCGTAGAGTTTTTGGGGATCAATTTCTCCGACAACTTTACGGACGGCAATTTTTCTGCCTGCCGGAACCTCTCTACCCGCAGGTATCCCTATCTGTCTACACGGCTGCGGCGGCTGCCGGTGGGGGACTATGTGTCCCCTACCGCCGTGACCGCATGGAATAAGCTGGTGGTGGTGGACGGAACGAGCCTGATCTATGACGGCAATGTGGTTGGGACAGTGACGGCAGGTGAAAAGCAGTTTGCCGTGGTCAACACAAAACTGGTAATCTGGCCGGACAAGAAATATCTGGACCTGAACACGTCCACGCTGCACGAGCTGGGAGCCAGTGCAGAAAAGGCCAACGCCGTTGTGACCACCGACAGCATCACCATGACGGGGGCAGGGCTTTCCTCCAAATTCTCTGCCGGGGACGGGATCACGATCTCCGGCTGCACCACAAAAAAGGAAAACAACAAGGATATCGTCATCAAAGCCGTGGATGGAGACAAGCTGACATTCTCCGCAAACGCGTTGGCGGCTTGCACGGAAGCGGGCACCATGAAAATCGAGCGGAAGATCCCGGATCTGGATTTTATCTGCGAGAGTGAGAACCGGCTCTGGGGCGTGAGCAACGCCAACAAGACCATTTACGCATCCTCTTTGGGCGATCCGAAAAACTTTTTCGTGTATCAGGGGATCTCCACGGATTCCTACGCACTGGCGGTTGGCTCTGCCGGGAATTTTACCGGGTGCTGCAAGCTGAGTTCCTCCGTGCTTTTCTGGAAGGAAAACCTGCTGCACAAGATTTTGGGCAGCTATCCTGCGGAATACGCCCTCTATACCTCGGACATTACCGGGGTACAGGAGGGGAGCTTCAAGAGCATGCAGGTCATCAATGACGTTCTCTTTTATAAGGGGCCAGACGGCGTGTACGCCTATTCCGGCGGTACGCCGTCTCTGGTATCCCAGACGTTCGGAGCCAAGCGGTTTACGAATGCCGTCAGCGGGACGGACGGCAAAAATTACTACATGTCCGCCAAAAGCGGCGGCGTGTGGCACCTTCTGGTGTATGACACACAGCAAGGGGTATGGCTGGAAGAGGATGACACGGAGGCGCTGGACTTCTGCCGGTACAACAGCTTTCTTTATATGCTGTCCTCCGACGGGTCCTTGTGGTCGCTGGATGCAGACACGGGCAGCGAGGTCATTGACTGGAGCGCCACATTTACGCCCTTCTACGAGACCATGAAGGGGAAGAAGGTGTATTCCTCCCTGTATCTCCGGTTTGAGCTGGGAGAGAAGGCGTGGATGCAGGCGGAGGTACGGTGCGACAACGGGAAATGGGAGAAGATCGGGAGCCTTCACGGGAAAGGCCCACAGCTTCTCCCAGTGCGACCAAGACGGTGCGACAAATACGAGGTACGGCTGTCCGGGCAGGGCGCGTGCGCGATCCTTGGCATGATCCGGCGGTTCCGGGTGGGTTCGGAGGTGTAGCATGGCGATTTTTGACAAGGAATTGAACCATCTGGACCCGCAGGACGCTGCCGGGAGCCTGCGGACGCTGGAAAACTACATCTCCTATATGCGGGAGCGGCTGGAGTTTAACAATTCCAATCTCACCCGCACCCTGTCCTCGGCGGGAACCAGTACGGCGGAAATGGTGCTGATTGTGGCGGCGCTGCAGAACAACGTACAGGCCATGCAGTCCAGCGTCACGGCGATGCAGGGGCAGATCACCACCTTGGAGACAACGGTTTCCGGGCTGAATAACAGCATACAGACATTGAGCCAGAACGTGACGGCGCTGCAATCCTCCGTGGGCACTCTGCAATCGGACGTCGCTACGCTTAAAACCACCGTGCAGAGCACAGACCAGCGGGTCACAGAGCTGCAAGCCACCGTGCAGAGCATCGACAAGCGCGTCACTGCGTTGGAAGCAAAAGGAGGGACCACCTGATGGCAGGGTACTATGACAAAAACAAAGACTACTCCAAGGAATTGCAGCGGACGGACCTTTCCTCTTCGGAACGGGCACAGCTGACGCAGGAGCGGCAGAACAAGATCAATGACCGCTACGGCGGCAAGGAACCGAATATGACCGGCTCCAACAAGACCTACAGCCAGACCTACGGCGGCGGAAGCTCCAGCGGGAACAGCAAAGGGACATATTGGGGTGTAGAGTATGACCGCAGTAACAATGGCGGCGGTATTTACGGTGTGCCAACCAGCAATTCTCAGCAAAAGAATTACAAGCAGGGCGGCGTGACCTATCAGGTAGGCGCAGATATGAGCAGACGTCCTGATCTGGCTGGCGGGTATGCGGTGTCCAACGGCTATACCGTGTTTTACGATAAAGACGGGTATGCCACGAAAGCGTCTAAAGGCACGATCGATTACACGCCCCATCAGGATATCAACGCTGGAAACGGCAGCTATAACAAAAGCGGCGCATGGACGGATAACGAAATGCTGACGGCTGCTGACCGAAAGAAGATTGCGGATATCCGGGCGCAGATGCAGGCGGGGAAGATCACAGGCGATCAGGCAAACCAGGCGGCAAACGCCATTCGCGCCGGATACGGCTACACCATCGACAAGAACGGCTATGTGACGGACAGCGGCGCACTGTCCGCCGTGAATGACCGCCGGAAGCAGCTGGGCCTTTCGACAGATCCGGAGAACGCGGAGCTGGGCTATTACCGATATCTGATGGGCACGGATACATCCCCTCTTGCGCAGGCAGCAGGGCAGGTGAAGTCCTACGAGGACTTTATGAAGGACTATACGCCGGGACAGCAGATCCCCTATCCCACAGTGGGAAACGTGGACATTCTGCAGGGGCTGGTCAACAACGGGTTCAACACCAGCGACGCCGGAAGACCGAGCTTTGACTATACCTACGATTCCGAAATGCGGGCGCTGATCGATCAGATCCTCAACAGCAATCTGGCGGACTGGAAACAGGGAGATCAGTACGCTGCCCTGCGCGACCAGTACGCGGCCAACGGCCAGATGAGCATGGCTGATCTTCTGGGCCAGGTATCCTCCCGCACCGGCGGGCTGGCATCCTCCTACGCGGCCAGCGTCGCCAATCAGGAATACAACGATTGGATGAGCAAGCTGGAGCAGGCTGCCAGAGAAATGTATCAGCAGGACCGCAGCGACAAGCTGAACAATCTGGGGGTTCTGAACGACGCTTACAACCGAGAGTACGGCGAGTACGGAGACGAACTGAACCAGTGGAACACGGACCGGAATTTTGCCTATCAGCAGGCGCAGGACACGCTTGCCAACCAGTGGAAGCAGAAGGAATGGGACTACAACATGTCTCAGGACGAGTGGAACAAGGCGGCGCAGCAGGCGGATATGATGGCGTCCTACGGTGATTTCTCCGGCTACAAGGCGCTGGGCTACACCGATAGTCAGATCGAAAGCATGCGGCAGGCGTATCAGATTGCGCAGACGGCAAAGGCGAAGAGCGGACGCAGTGGGAGCAGTGGAGGAAAGAAAAGCGGGGATAGCGGCATGAAGCTGAGCGTTGCAAAGGACAACGCCAAACAGGGTATTTTCACGCAGGATGTTCTGGATGCGTTCCACAATGCGGGATATAGCGATGAATATCTGGAAAGCGCCTATGGATATGAACGGCCCAGCGCTGCCGGTTCAGGCAATGTCCCCAATTTTGGCGATTTGAAGCGTTCGATTCAAACGCTGGTTGCACAAGGCAGCGGAGACAGAGCGTTCCAACTGTATAATCAGTATTTTGACAGTTTAAGCACCAAGCAGCAGGAAGAATTGAACCGTATGCTGGGAGCGTAGGAGGCGTGATATGGCACAAAAACTGGATCGGTCTTATTTCGGAACAGGCAATCGCAAAACGGCAACAGGCACGAACAAGAAAGACACGTCCGGCGCGGCGGAAACTGTACAGAAGCTGGATCGAAGCCACTTTAATAAACCGGAGAGTGCCCCCACTGTGGGGGCCTCTCCGCAGAAGAAAACTGCACCTGCGACGGCTCCTGCAAAGAAGCAGGGAAGCCTGCCTATGGACAATGTTGGCCGGAAGAACACGGCAAACAGCCGCCTTCTGCAGGACATTCAAAAGCGGGAGCCGCGTGATACCGGCAATACGCCTTCCTTTGCGGACCGTGTGGCGAATACTGTTAAGGGCGGTGCAAAATCGTCTGCGGCGGCGTATACCAACGTAGGCGGTGTGCTGGCTGAGGGTGCTGGCTACCTGAATACCAGAATCGCAAATCAGAACGCCGGAGCGGCCCTGCAAAGCGATTATGACGCGGTAAAGCAGTATGAAAAGATGCTACGGGACGTAAAGTGGGCCGACGGCAAGCCCATGACGGCGGTTGACGTACAGCAGGTGCAGAAATACCTTTCTGCCGCAAAGCGCCGGATCGCAGCCCATGAGGGCTACACCAAAGCAATGGAGCAGTCCGACAAGGAGGTGGCTGACAAAGCATACCGAAAGGCGGACGAGCTTGCCGGAAGCGCGCAGGCCGATTTGGAGCGGGCAAAAGAAAGCACAGGGTTCCTTGGCAACATGCTCGTAGACGCAGGCGCATCCATGACCCAGACCGGTCTTGACGCGATTGCAAGAGTTCTGACCGGCGGTGCGCTGGGCATGGCTCCGTTTGCGGTGCGCGCCTTCGGCAGTGCTACACAGCAGGCTCGACAGGAAAAACCGGATTCTACGCTGACACAGCAAGTACTTTACGGTACGACTTCTTCGGCAAAAGAAGTTATCAGCGAATTGATGTTCAACATCGCAATGCCCTTCACAAAGGCATACGGCGGCGGTGCGCTGGATAATGTGGTAAAACGCGGCATCCGCAGTGCGGTAGACAAGTTTGCCAAAACGGAAGCCGGTAAAAAGGCGCTTGGATCGGCGCTGACCTTCGGAGCCGGAGCGGTTGGTGAAGGCTTGGAAGAATTTATCGGCGACTGGATGGAATGGCAGCTGCCCCGCATTTACGGCGGCGATGTGGCTACGGCGCAGGAAACGCTTTCTGATTCTTTGTATGATTTCCTGGTGGGCGCGACGTCCGGCGCTATGGGCGGAATCGTCAGTCCTAACACATATCGTTATGATCTGGGCACTGCCCAGCAGGGCGCACAGGAGCGTGCAGACGTTCAGGAGGGCACACGTACCACCCCCGCACAAGCGAACGTGCAGGCGCAGCAGGAGGGCGCGCAGAGGGCCATTCAGGAAGCCGCTCAGCAGCAAACAGTGAGCAATCCCGTTTCCATGGAGGAACAGGTCTTGCGGCAGCGAGAAGCCGCCGTGCAGAAAACCTTTACCGGTATTGCAGACAAGCTGGGGGACAGCGGCAGAAAGGCGTTTCAGACGGCGTATCAGGGGACGGACCGTGGGGACTACGCTGGGGAATTTCTGCGGGCGTATCACGCAGGCATGACCAACCAGAAGAACCCCAACAGCACTAGCGCGGTGTCCTTTGCGGCGTATGCGGCAGGGCAGAATGACGCAGCCTATGAGGCGGGAAAGGCTGACGCGGCGGCGTCTCTTGCAAGAGAGAAGCGGGCGGCGCAATTTGCCAAGACCGCCGGAACGGACAGCGGCCTTGTGTTCGACGATTATGTTTCCCGTGAAATGGACAGCACTATTGCCGACGAGGTGAACACCGTGTCCAAGGCATTGGGCGTGCGGACGCGGATGGTGGATCAGGTGCTGGGTGGAAGCGCAAACGGCCAGATCACCGGCAGTGACGTTCTGATCGCAAAGGACGCGGTAGACCCTGCTTTGCAGGTGGTAGGCCATGAGTGGACCCACCGGGTACAGGAGCTGGCACCGGAGCAGTACCGGTCCTTCCGGGATGCCGTGGCCAGTATTCCAGACATGCAGGAAGCGGCGAACATCCTGCTTGACCAGTACAACCGGGCGGGCGTTGAAACCAGCTACGAACAGGCATTGGACGAGGCTACCGCTAATTATGCCGGTGAGATGATCGCCAACAGCGACGTGCTGGACGATTTCATCCGGAAGCACAGCACCGACCGGACGCTGCTGCAAAAGCTGCGGGACGCCATCCATGAGATCGTGGGCAAGCTGACCGGCAGAGCCAAGCGGCAGGCCCAGACAGTGGAGGGCAAGCTGCAGACGGCATTTGAAGCGGCCAGCAAGCAGGCGGAAAGTCTGAACAGCAAAAACACCGCCACGGAGGACGGTGAGGCGAGATATTCCCTGAATGAAGATTTCACCAGACAGTTTGATGATTGGGTAAATGACAGGGATGAAAAAGGCAACCTGAAAACCGGTGGTTACTTCAAGGTTGGTACGACTTCTGAGGCTTTAAAGTCTATCGGGGTTAACGATTATCAGATCTATTGGGATCAGAGCAAAATTGCAAAAATCCTGTCCAAGCATCCAGAAATGACAGCGGATGTCATTAAAAATGTGCCGCAGATTTTAGAGCATCCCATTTTAGTCATGCAATCCCAGACCGTGGCGAATCGTATCACGATTTACGGAGAAGTAATGGATGCGGAGGGTTCCCCCGTATTGGTTGCATTGGAATTGCGCCCGCAGGATAAGCGGGGAGAGATTCTTGATTTCGCCAAAATCGCAAGCGCATATGGCAAGCGAAACGCACAAAACGCGATCAATACTTCTGAAATCTTATACGTTGATCCAAACAAAAAAAGAACCGATGCTTGGTTAGAGGCCCTACGGCTCCAATTGCCATCGGGGTTAACCAAGTATGGTTCTATTGGTAGAGTAACATATGTGAACCGGGATGTCAATGGGAATCTTTCCTTTGGAGAGGGCAGCGGGAAGACAGCCATGCAGGAGGCCTTTGAAAAGGCAAAAGAAAAGACCAGATATTCCCTGAAAGATTACAGCGATGCGGAGCAGCGGGACCACCGGAAAAAGGCAATCGCCTATTTTGGCAAGACCTACAACTGGAACGAGACAGGATATCTGACACCGGCAGGCACAAAGCTGGACTTCTCCGGCAGACATGAGGGCGGACCGGGCGGATATCGGACCGTAGACCACCGGGATATCCGGGACGCCATTGGGGAGGATTACGGCGGGGATGATTATTCCGGCTCTATGGTGCAGTTCATAAGCGAGGGCAATATCCGCATTTCTCCGGAAAGCGGCGGGATCAACCTCTCTGTGGAGCCGACAAAATCCCAGATGGACGCATTGTCAGACTTTATCGGCAAAAACCGGGGTGAGGTCATTCTTGATCTGGACACCCCGGATGGGCAGACGGTTTCCAGCACGGAGTACCCCAGGGGGACCCATTCCAGCAAGGTGCTGAATGACATTAAAGCATATTTCAAAGACGGGACAACACCTCACGTTTCGGAGATGTCGCAATTCCTATCGTTGAAAGGCACGGAGAACGCGCAGGAGATCGCGGCGCTGAAACGGGAAAACGAGAGCCTGAAAGAGCGGGTGGAGTATTGGAAGGGGCAGACCAGACGGTCTCAGGGCGTGACCACCGACCGGAAATCCGTTCAGAAGGCGGCAGACGCGCTGGTAAAGGACTACGGCGCGGAGATCAGCGGCAGCGACATTGCCGGAGATCTGCAAAGCCTGTATGACTACATTGCCAGCGGCAAGGACGGCAGGGACGAGCTGACCTATGCAGAGGCGCGGAGACGGTCTGATGCCATTGCGGAGCGGATCGCGGAAAGCGCCGTGGAGGTGGACGATCGTGCATACAAGGAATACGCCGGTCTGCGGAAGTATCTGAAAGACACCAAGCTGACGCTGACGGAAGCGGATGCCGCCGAGATCACGGACTTCAACGAGTTCCGCAAGAGCTTGTTCGGCAAGCTGAAAATCAGTAAGGGCGAACACACCAATGTTGACCAGATCTATTCCGAGCTGTCCAGCCAGTATCCGGAGTTTTTCAACGAAGCGCAGGAGACCAACATCTCCGACCAGGTGCAGCGGATCGCGGACGTGGCGAACCGGCTGTACAAGGTGACGGAGTACAACCCCTTTGAAGGCTACATGGGACAGGCCGTGGCGTCTATCTCCAATGACATTATGGACCGCTTCTTTGACCTGCCCCAGACGAAAAAGACCTTTGCGGACCGGGCGGCGGAGCAGGTGCAGGAAGCCAGATTCCAGGGCAGACAGGCGGCGAATGACGCCTTTTTAGCTGGACAGATGGCGCAAGGCAAGCGGGATGCAAAACGTCTAAGAAGCACGGCACAGGCATTGGCAAAGGAACGGAACCGGCGGGCGGAGCAGGTGCAGGCGTTGAAGGAGCGTTACCGGGAGAAGGACGTGACCCGGCGGGACAATCAGAAGCGGAGAGAGCTGCGGGCTAAGATCGTGCGCCATGCCAGCGCATTGTCTCAAAAGCTGCTGCGGCCCACGGACAACCAGCACATTCCGGAGGATATGCGCTCCGCCGTGGCAAAGGTGCTGGAAAGCATCAATCAGGAGAGCAGCCCCAATGCACGGTCCTTTACGCTGGACCCCGTGACAAAGGAACGCATTTACAAGGAGCCTGGTACGCCGACGAACCGGACGGTGGCATTCCAGAATTTGAAGGAGCAGTATCAGAAAATCGCCCAGGATGGCGATATGGTGGTAGACCCGTCCCTCCTGGGCGGTGACGATGTGACCGGTGGATTCAGCGAGGTCATCAAGATGGGCGACACCCGCCTTGCGGACCTGACCACAGAGCAGCTGAAAACCATGTGGAACGTGCTGAAATCCGTGGAGCATTCCGTGACCACGGCAGGCAAGACGCTGGCGTCGGAGAAATTCGAGACCACCAAGCAGTTTGCCGATGCGCTCCGCATGGACGGCATGACCCGGCGGAGGAAGCTGGGAAACAACGTGGCGATCAGTCTGGAAACGCCTTATACATTCTTCGCCCACTTCGGGCAGACCGGCAAGGACATTTACCGGATGCTGCGGAACGCGCAGGACCATCAGGAGATCATGGCGCGGGATGTGGCGGAGAAGGTTCACCAGATTCTGGGCGACGCAAAAACCGGCATCCGTGAAAACGCGGTGACGTCCATGAATGAGGAAGTCCATCATTTCACCACAACGGAAGGCCATGAGCTGGATCTGACCACGGCACAGGCCATGGATCTGTATCTTCTGAGCGAACGCAAGCAGGCGGAGGATCATCTACTGAAAGGCGGCATCGTGCAGCCGGAGATCAAGATCCCCGGCAAGACCAAGATCCCCAGAGGAACGGACGTAATCCATCTTTCCGCAGAGGATATTCAGTCCATTGTGAAGGTTTTGACCCCGGAGCAGATCAGGATCGCGGACGGTTTGCAGAAACTGACCACCGGTGTTCTTGCCAACTACGGCAACGAGGCCAGCATGAAAGCCTACGGCTATAAGAAATTCACGGAGCAGGACTACTGGCCTATCAAATCCGCAAAGGAAGCACTGCACAGCTCGCAGGAGAAGGACAGCGGGAATGTGCGCTCCATTAAGAATATCGGCATGGCGCAGGCGGTGAAGCCCAACGCGGCGACGCCGTTGAGCATCCGAGGGGTGTTTGACACCTTCGCGGACCACGCATCCGATATGATCGACTACGCAGCGTGGCTGTGCCCCATGGAGGACGCGAACCGGCTGTACAACTTCCAGTTCCGGGACAGTGAAGGCAATCTCGTTCAGACCGTAAAGGGCTTCCTGGAAGAGAAAGGCGGACAGGGATCTCAGCAGTACTGGCAGAAACTGATGGGCGACATTCAGAACGGCATCAAGACCAAGGATTTTGAACCGCTTACGGATAAATTTGCAAGAGGGATCGGAAGCTTTAAGGGCGCTGCCGTCGGTGCGAACGTGCGTGTGGTCATCCAGCAGCCGACCGCCTTTTTCCGGGCATCCGCCGTATTGGACCCTGCTGACATGGCAAGAGGCCTGACCGGCGGCGTTACGAAGGGAAACGGCTGGGAAAAGGCTTTGACGCATTCTCCCATTGCCATGCGGAAGGACGTGGGTAGCTTTGACATTTCCTCCCCCTACACCCTGAATGACCGTTTTTACGGCAAGGAGGGCATCGCCAACAAGATCAATGACAAGGCTGGTGCTCCCGCAGGGAAAGCGGACGCCGTTACCTGGGGCGCGCTCTGGAACGCCTGCGAGTGGCAGGTGAAGCGGGAGAGACCCAATCTGCGGGCTGGCAGCGGTGAATTTTACAGCGCAGTCAATGAAGTGTTTGCTAACATGATCGACCAGACGCAGGTGGTAGACGGCATTTTGCAGCGTTCCAACATCATGCGCGGCAAGAGCGACCTTGCTAAGCAGGCGACCTCGTTCATGGGCGAACCTATCATGAGCCTGAACGTGTTTATGCGAGCATGGGACAATATGCGCTATGAAGAGAACCCTGCCAAGCGGAGCAAGGCCATTAAAACCGTGGGACGTGCGGCAGCTGCTTTGCTGGTTACGGACGTAGTTAACGCACTGGCCCAGAGCATTGCAGACGCAGGGCGTGACGATGATCCGGACAAGGATTACTGGGAGAAGTTCCTGACGGCACTGACCGGCATTACCGGTGACGAGAAGACCACCAAGGAGCTGCTGCAGCATATCGTTTTGGAAGGGAACCTTGGGAGCAACATCAACAAGCTGGGAAGCATCCCGTTTGTGAAGGATATTCTTTCCCTGACGCAGGGGTACAGCGTATCCCGGACGGACATGCAGGTGTTTTCTGACATTGTATCTGCCTCTAAAGATTTCACCGCAAGCATGGGCGGCAGCGGCAAAAAGACCAGAGAAGAAGCGCTGGCAAATATGTTTGCAGCCTGTTCTAAACTTTTCGGCCTTCCGGTGGCCAACATCAAGCGGGACGCAATGGCGGCAGTCCGGACGGCTGTTCAAGCTACCGGCAGCGTAGCGCTGGAATATGAGTTTGAGAAATTCACATACAATATTTACAGCACCGCAAACAAAAGCCGGTACCTGAATCTGGCGTTCAAGGCGCTGGAGCAGGGCGACCTGACCACCTATGAACACATCCGCAAGGAGCTAAAAGACTTCATGGCGCTGGACAACAGCTCCGTTGACAGCAGTATGCGGAGCAAGCTGGACAAGGAACGGGAAAACGATGAGGATTTCAGGCTCCCGGACGCGGCTGCAAGTCTGATCAATGCCAAGACCCGGTACGATGACAGCGAGAGCGAGGACAAATTCGATGAAAATGATCTTAGCTCTGATGACTACATCGTATACAGCCACAGAAAGTCCGAGCTTTACAGCTCTATGGAATCCGGGTTGGAGGACAGCCAGGTGTTCAGGGCCTTCACTGACGAGCAGAAGGACAAGGCCCTGTCCAGCGCGGAGACCTACGCCAAAAAAACGGCACTGCACGAGACTGATAAAACCTATGAGATCACGGACAAGTGGGTGTTGAAAGCCCAGGAGGCACAGCAGAAGTACGGCATTAAGCCGGAAATTTATGTGGCGCTGAAAACGCAGGTATCCGATCTGGAAAGCGTCAAGGACAGAAATGGGGAGACGATCCCCAACAGCAAGGGGCTGCTGATCATGCAGGCGGTGTACAATATGCCCGGTTTGAGTGAGAAGCAGCGGAACGCACTTTTTGAGTATCTGGGGGTAGGCAAAAGCATCCGGCATTACAACAAGGCGCTTGTAAACGAAAAGGTTCGGAAGAACGCCCGTTTGGCCGGGAAATAACGAAAGGAGATGTGAGGCGGCGGAAACGCCCACGGGATATCCCGTTCTGCAAGCTGAAACTGCGAGCATGAACAGTGAGCATAAGGCGCTGCGGGCCATGCTATCCGGCATGGCCCCCAAGCGGGCGGAGGCGTATATCCAATCCTTTGAGCTGCCGACAGACGAGGAATACTGCCTTGTTCAGATCGACGTCCGGCGGCAGTCTTACACGCAGGTTTCCGGGCAGATGAACGTATCTCCGGAGTACATCAAAAAATGCAGACGGCGGGCCTACTCCAAGATTTTGGACGGCGTTAAGCATTCATAAACAAGCACCCAAACAAAGACCTTTATCAGGCCGTTTGTTTGGGTGCTTTTTTTGTACCATAAAGGCAGAAAAAGGAGGTGCGCTATGAATTATTTTGCGAATCCCTATCAGGGGTACGGAAGCCCCTACGGATACCCATCTGCGGCCCCGCAGGGTGCCACAGGAGCGCTCCAGGCGTTTGGTGGACAAGTTACCCGGGTCAACGGTCGGAACGGCGCTGACGCCTTCCGGATGGCCCCCAACAGCTCTATCCTGCTGATGGACGAGAATGACCCCATCGTGTGGCTCAAGCAGACGGACGGGGCAGGCTACGCCACGGTGACACCCTACACGGTGACGCCGTATCAGGCAGCGGCCCCGGTGGACGTGGCCGGACTGGAAACCCGTGTGAAAAGATTGGAGGAGATGCTGAGTGGCAAACCCGATGATGCAGATGCTTCGGGGAAGCGGAAGCAGAATGCCGAATAACCCCATCGCCATGATGGCGGAGTTTCGGAAGTTCGCGGCCAACATGACGCCACAGCGGGCGCAGCAGCAGGTTGAAAAGCTGCTGGCGGACGGCACCATGTCTCAGGATCAGTTCCAGCAGCTTCAACAGCAGGCCAAAGACTTCATGGCATTTCTTGGTAAATAGGCCGGTGCGCAACGGCTTGTTTTAAATTTCGAAAGGAGATCAGATATGGATAACTATACTTTGAGCGATCTCGCGGCTGTCACCCGTGACAATGACGGCGCAGGCACCAGCGGTGCCTGGTGGATCATCATCCTGTTCCTGTTTGTCCTCATGAGCGGCGGCGGTGGCTTCGGCTTCGGCTCCCGGCAGGGTGAGTTTGGCCAGTACGCCACAGCTGCCAGCCAGCAGGACATCCTGTTCGGCCAGCACTTTGGCCGGATCGATGACCGCCTGACCAACATCGGCAACGGCATCTGCAATCTCGGCTACGAGATGCAGGGCAGCGTCGGCGGTCTTGGTAAGGAGATGATGCAGGCCCAGAACGGCACCAACATGGCCATCATGCAGACCGGCAACAACATTCAGGCTCAGATGGCTGAGTGCTGCTGCACCACTCAGCGGGCGCTGGACGGCATCAACGCCAACATTGACGCCAAGTTCGCGGCTCTGGAAAAGAGCCAGCTTGAGGGTCGGATCGCGCAGTTGGAGCAGGCCAACAGCCAGCTCTACATGCGTGAACAGCTGTGCGGCGTAGTTCGGTATCCCACCGGCTACACCTACAACGCCGGTCCCTCTCCCTTCTGCGGCTGCAACAACGGCTGCGGCGGCAACATCTAAGCAGCTATTTCCTTATCGGGAATAGTTCAGGCCCTTCTGGCCGGGTTACGGGCGGGGCCAGTGCTCCGCCCATTTATTATTAGGAGGTTATTTATATGAGCTGCAAATCTTTGATTTACACCGCGATGCAGACCCCGACCGCCGTTGCGGTGAATGGCATTATCCCTCTGGGAACCATCGTCCGGCGCTACGGATGCAACTGCAATCTGAACGGAAACGGGATCGCCATCAACGGGCAGGGCTACTACGATGTGGACGTGTCTGTTGAAGCCGTACCCGACGCCGCCGGAACTGTGACGGTTCAGCTTTTGAAGGACGGCGTTGCCGTCCCCGGCGCAACTGCTGCCGCTACGGTGGCGGCTGTTGCTAATACCGTGACGCTGGCGTTCCCTGCGACTGTCCGACTGGGCTGCTGCTCCACCGGTTCCGTGCTGACCCTGCTGCTGACCGGCGCGGCTTCCACCGTCAACAACGTTGCCGCACGGGTTGAGAAGATCTGAGGTGGACTATGGGCATGAATAAAGACCAGATTGCGGAATATCTGGAAAAGCTGGAACACGGCATTTCTGAGTATATGCGGATGCCAGCCAGCGAACGGTCCGCCTGCGCGATCCGCGGGATGCTGGACTGCTGGTCTGCGCTTGCCGCCATGAAAGACTGCACCCGCACGTCTGACGGTTTTACAGAACAGGATGCGACGGCGTGGTCTGCAATGCTTCGAAACGAGGACGGTACTACCGGCCCCCACTGGGGCGTTGACCAGACCACTGCTGTTGCGGAAAGCATGGGGATGACCTGGGAAAAGGTTTCCCGGCCCTGCTGGTGGATCACCATGAACATGATGTATTCCGACTATTCCGGCGTGGCTGAGAAATACGGCGTGTCCATTGCGGAGTTTTACGCGGATATGGCAAGGGCATTTCTGATGGACAAGGACGGCCCGGGAGCAAAGAAAAAGCTGGCGGCGTATTACCACGGGATCGTGGAACATGAATAAATTATGCCCCCGCCTACAATGGGCGGGGGCATTCCATAGATTACATTAACCATTTGGTTAGGTGCAACTATGGAATTAAAGGAAATCGAAGTCTATCCGGCGATCTTGGTACAGCCGGATTTCTTTTAGCTTTAGTTTCCAGAACACTTTTTTGTTTTCTCTGCTAAGTTCTTTATAAATATCCTGCCATCCGAAAAAGAATGCCTCGGAAAGGTCTTTCGCGGATTTTGCGGGAGGTTTGTGGAGCAATGATTCAGCGGATTCTAACTGCGCCGTCAGATCGGCGTAGCGTTTTGCGTATTCGCTTTTGGAGATCAGATCGTCGAGATACAGATCAGAAAGTTTAGCTAACTTCTTTTGCAAAGACTTTGCTTTTTCCTCAATTTCTTTGCTATCCTGTTTGGGTTCGTCTTTTGTATTTGCAAAAATTTCAATCTTTGCGTCAATCGTTTCCAGTAAATACTGTTCAATCGTGGCTTCCATAATATTTGCATGATTGGGGCAGCCCTTATACTGATAGGCGCCGTCGCAGCTGTACACATAGGATTCGCCGTTTACGAGCTTGCGCGGCCTGCCGCCGATCCTTCGCCCGCAGTCTCCGCATACAAGCAGCCCGGAAAAGATATACGTTCGGTTCTGGGCCACCTTTCGCTGGAGCCGCCTGCGCAGCGTCTGGATGCGGTCAAACTCTTCTGCGGTTAAATATGGCGGGATCGACAGGCCGTGCCATTCTCCGACATAGCCGCGATTGTCCAGCATTTTGCTTGCGGTGCGGTATTGCAGCTTCAAATTGGGGACTGCGGAGATCGCATTATGGATGGAGCCTGTTTCCAGAAACACACTGAAAAACGTTTTGACGTCCGGCTCCGCTTCACGGTCGATCACCGCGAATTTCCCGTCGATCTTATATCCCTTCGGCAGATGGCCGGTGCAGACTTCGTTACGGGATTTCTTCGCGTCCAGCACCTTCTTGATCCGCTCTCCGGTCCGGTCTGCTTCGTCCTGCGCTACGGCCAGCATGATATTGATCTTTAACCGGCCTGCGGCGGTGGAGGTGTCATAGTCCTCGTAAATGGTTTTCCAGCACACATTGTGGGCTTCAAGGATCTCCTGCACCTTATAATATTCGCCGATATTGCGGAACCACCGGTCCAGCTTTGTGACCAGAATAATGTCAATTTCGTCCCGTTGGACCGCAGCCAACAGCTCCATCATGGCGGGGCGCTTTTCTATTTTCTTCCGGGCTGAAAAACCGGCATCTGGGTAAATGCCGACAACCTTCATCCCGTTTGCTTTGGCGTATTCTTCCAGATCGCATTGCTGATCGTGGATGGAAAGGCCAAACTTCGCCTGCTCTTCCGTACTGACGCGCGGATAAAGCGCTGCGCGTAAAACATTCAATATTATCCCCTCCAAAAGCCGTAATTGGCGCAACGAATATCTACCCACACGCACCAGACGAAGAGACCGACGATCAATAGCGACAAACCGAGTATGATCCACCTGTATAGTTTTACGGAATGACGTAGGTTATTCAGCTCTGTCTCCATCAGGCCGATGGTCAGCCGCTTATTTTCAAGGCGGTGTTCCAAGCCGTCCGCTCGCTCCTGCAAGGTCTTTTCATCGGCGGTCAGATGGTCGCCGATACCCACATAGGCGTCCAGCGAAATACCCAGCACCTTACAGATTCCGGCCACCACATAAAAAGCCGGGGCCTTGGATTCTGCCGAAAAGAATTTCTTGACGGTGGAGAGCGACAAGCCGCTTTGCTCCGCGATTTCCAGATAGGTTAAGCCCAGCTTTTCCCGCCGCTCCGCGCACATTTCCCGCAAAGTCATGATTTCACCCCCAAAAGTATATATGAGTTTTGTCGAACCATGCCGAAAGCCACGATTAGGGCCTTGCCGGGCTACACCTCAATGTGATACGTTTTACCCGTGGCAGATGACAAAGCCCCCTGTCACTGCCAAAAGCCCCCCGCCGTTTGTTGCAGAGGCGGCGGGGGCCTCTAACTATTTATCCTCCGCTTCCATTCTTCGCTTTTCCATTATGGTGTGATAATCGTCCGGCATAGGCTCTCCATAGTTATCCATCATATTTGCAGGTATCGCAGGGGTAAAACCCCAAGACTTCTGCATCCTGCCTGCTTTTGAAGTATATCAGATTGCTGCTGTTGATATTTTTGACCTGTGGACACGTTCCCAAATGATATTTATCGCTGTTTCTGCTGGCGCAGTATTTCCCAGAATTGGAAACGATATACGTCTCCAAATACGCATAGGATGTTGCTGTTGCCATATCCCCAAGAGAGAGATCATATCGTGCAATATCAGATGTTTCAATATAGACTTCCGCACGGTTCTTTGCTTCATTATATTCATCATCAAAGCATTCTCGCGTATGCCCATAAGGGAACTGTATCTGGTTTATGTAGTATTTCCCCTCGGTTCGCTCAACCGTTGCGATGCAAAAGATTTTACTCGATTCAGTTTGCAATGTTGCCTCATAGTCTTGCACATATTCCGATTCTTCAAAAAAAGAACCAATTTTGGGTTCGGAACATTGAAAACACAGAATCATGTAAACAAGCCCCAAAATTTCAAGCGTAGGCAAAACAGACAAGAATACCTTTGTTAGCGGATCATCGCATTTTCTGAAATCGGCAAAATACAGGCGAATGGGGGATATCCCATGCAAAACTTTTGAAATCGTATCCCACCCGTAATCTTTTCGGTGATAAACGCACCCAACTGCGCCAATGATGTAGAATACGGCGCTTAGTCCAAAGACATATGAGCAACCCAATAAAAATGCTTTCAGCAAATCATTCACCGCCATCCAAAACGATGCAACATATTTTCTAAAATTGCCATTGCAATCACAAAACAGAAGTACTATACTCAAAACATGAATCGAACGAATGTACGAACGAAAGGAGCGCGGAACATGGACGAGGAAAGGATCAGGCAGTTGCTCACGCTATACCGGCAGTTGACGCCGGAGGAGCAGCTTACATATCTTGAACGGCTCCGCGCTTCGCTGCCTGCGCTAAATACGCAAGCTCTTCCTGCTGACGCTCCGGCGAAAGCTGGCGGAACAAATCAATAAGCAGTTTTTCGTTCACGCTCTCGGCCTGCGGGCCGGGGGCGTTTTCTTTTTCCCCTGTGAGGACCCGCTCCACCGACACGCCGAAGTAATCGGCGATTTTTTTTGCGGTTTCGGCGTTAATGCTTTTCGTTCGCCCTGCTTTCAGCCCCGTCATTAGGCTTTTGCTGGTTCCAATGTCTAAGCACATTTTGCCGCCGCTGACCTTATGTTCATCACAAAGGGACTTGATATTTTCATACAAAGTTGCCAATATTGCACCTCCATTTTTGGGCACAACGGAAAAAGTGCAAAATTTAGCATTTACCTCTTGCAAAGTGCGGAATTACGCACTATACTAAACGCATGAGGTACGAAAAATTGCACGTCATGTAACTTTTAACCTAATTACATTATAGTGCATTTTTTCGAACTGTCAAGGACTTTTGCGAAAGGAGGACGGGATGGACGAACGAATTGAGTGGGGACCTCGCAAGCGGTACGCATACGAAGCAGCCAAGCAGACAGGGCTTTGCGGAGACAACGCAGCGGACGCCGCACGGTTTCAGCTTTTCTGGCAGGTGTATCTGGATACGTCCAGTGACTTTGAAGCCGCGCAGCAGATTTACACACTGTCACTGCTTGATGATGAGCGTGAGAAGCGAGCTGATGACTGCGCTTACTATCGAAAGAACAATCGTTATAATGCGATCCTTCTTACGCTCTGCTTTCTCATTGGCGCGGCGGGCGGCATCATCGCGCGCCTGCTGTAAGGCTTCGGTTCCCTTTGGGGTGAGCTTATAGCAGCCAGAGGATGCGGACAGAAGCCCGGAGCCTGACAGGTACATCAGCAGATGGCGGGACAGCGTTAAATCGTAAGTTTTCTGAAGGGCGGACAGGATATCTGTTTCTGCGGAGCGTGGGTGCGCGGCGATGTATTCCAGTATGGTATGGGCGTGATCGGAAACTGTGGTCATAATAACCCCCCTTTTCCGACAGGATACCGCAAAAGTTCCAAAAAGTAAACGAGAAAGGAGACAGAAAGCGTGTTTTACGAGCACATGAAGGCAGTATGCAAGAAAAAGCACACCAGCCCGTCGGCGGTGTGTCTGGCGCTGGGGATGAGCAAGAGCAACGTGACCAACTGGAAGAACGGCGGATGGCCCCGGTTGGACGTGGTGATGGAAATGGCGAAGGTGCTGAACGTTCCTCCGGCACGGCTGATCCCGAAGGAGGACAAATGAGCGCAAAAAATGCCCCGTCCGGCGTTGCAGACCGGGCGGAGCGTAAGCAGAACAAAGGGAGTTGTTCTTGTGCTGAGTATAGCACAGGAACCGCCGAATTGCAAATCATAATTTTTGCCGAATGTGGGAATTTATTTCCAGTACGAAATGGAGGTAAAAAGCATGACATTTGAAGAAGTGGCTTTGATGCTTTGGGCGCGGCAAAACCATTTAGAGATCGTTTCTGTGCGGTTTGTGCCGAAGGAAGAAGGCAAGCAGGAGGAACAGAAGAAATGAGCTGGAACCTGCTTTTTATGATCGTTGGCGTGGCCTACGCGGCCACCTGGGTATTCAAGATCGTTGATCTGATTGAAAGGAGACCCCGCCATGAGAAAGCATGACCGGCGCACCAGAGAGCAGCGGAAGGCGGATGCCTCCGCATGGATGGGTTTTATGAGTTTTCTGGCCCTGCTGCTGATCACCATTTTGTACATGGTGGTGAGCGCGCGATGAACAGAAAGAATCGGCATGAGCGCAATCCGCTGAGCCTCTGCCCGGTATGCGGGATGGACAGCGGTGAGCGGGTGCAGTCCATGGACGCGCCGTTTAAGCACTATGTACGGTGTTCCACCTGCGGCGCTATCACAGCGGGTTACGCCCAGCAATCCAACGCCACGAAAGCGAGGAAGAGAGGGGATGCGTGGAAATGAAGATCTATCCGGTGTGCGCGAGATGTTCCATCGTCATGAACCCCAATGCGTTTGACGATGTGGCTCCGGGGTTTTTGATTAACGGCGAGTGCTACTGCCCGGAGTGCGCGAAGGATTGGCTTAAGGATGAGGTTGATAGCGATCCGGAAGCCGTGGCGCGGGCTATGGGGATTGCGATCATCGAAATCCCGGAGGATTGATATGAACCAGTGTGAGCGGATCTTGAAGTATCTGGATGAACACGGCAGTATCACACGGGCCGAGGCCATGAGTGAGTGCGGCATCGCCAATTTCACGGCGCGGGTCTCTGACTTGCGGCGGGACGGCGTGGCGCTGGACGTGGAGACGATCACGCAGAGGAACCGTTACGGCGAGATCGTGCGGTTTGCGAGATATAGGAGGAAAGAATAATGGCACTGAAATCATTTAACGAGTTAATTAAAATCGATGTGCGTCCGCAATGCGATACGCGGGATGCCAAAGACGAAAACGGGAAGACAATCAAAGTCCCGTATTTGAGTTGGGGCAAATGTGTGAAGCTGCTGCACGAAAACGGAGCAAATGATGTGTGGTATGCGCCGGTGGAGTGTCCAACCACTCACACTTATCTTTGGCCCCAAGCAAAAGTGTCCACCAGCAAGGGGCGCGATACGGAATGCTGGTTTGTGCGGGTGTTGATCCACATTGACGATTTGGAATTTGTATACGATACGCCGCTGCTGAATGGATCCCTGGTGGTTTACACTGACACTCTGAACCAGCTGCGGATCAACAATGCCCTTGCCAGAGCATTTGTGAAGGGCGTTGCCATCCGCACCGGATTAGGATTTGACCTGTGGGCAGAATCGGACGCTGACGATGGCGAGGACGATTTGAGCCGTCACAATATTTGGGCGATCAAAGAGCGGATCGAACGGCTGATTACCGTGAAGGAGCAAAACGGGCTTGACCACAGCGATCTGCTGCGTGGTATCGGAATCGGGGATAGAGAGCTGAATAAGTTGATGGGCTATTTCTCCACGATTGATAAATTTGAAAAGGCAGTGAGCCGGTTATGATCCACAACCATGATCGGAGCGGCTGGTTTGGAGCGTCGGACACCTCAACCATCATGGGGAACTGGGCGACAGAGACCTTCCGGAAGTGGTGGCTGGAGAAGCTGGGATTACGGGAAAACCGATTCCATACCCCCGCTATGCAGGCGGGGACAGCTTATGAACACCGGATTTTGGAGCGCATTTGCGTCCCGAAGATGGACAGGCAGATACGCATTCCGCGGCTGCGCCTGCGGGTGAACTATGACGGTGAATTTCCAAGGACGATTATAGAGGTCAAGACACACAGTAAGCCGGGGTTTAAAGTCAGCAAGGCATATTGGCAACAATGCCAAGTGGAGATGTTTGCCAGCGGTTACGGATTTTGGAGAAAGCGGAAAACGTGTTACATCGTGGCGTACCAACTGACGGATGCCGAAATGCAGAACTACTTTTTACCAGTAGATAGCAGACGGCTATCACACCACGAAGTCCGGTATGACGCTCAGTGGGTGAGAGACGCATATTTGCCGCGGCTGCGGTATTTGGCGAAATGTCTGAAAATAGGACATTGGCCGAGGATGGAGGAACTTTATGGAGCGGGTTAAGGCGTCAGGGTTCCGCTGGACGATGGATGCCGCCGGTGATTGGTTGTGCATCCAGACTAACAAGGCGCGGCAGGTGCTTGACACACTGAAAGAGGGCAAGCCATATGATGTGGAGATCAAGGAACACCGGGAGAAGCGGAGCCTCGATGCGAACAATATGTGCTGGAAAATTTGCACAGATATTGCGGATGCCATAGGAACAACTAAAAACGAGGTTTATCGAAGAGCCATTAAAGAAGTTGGCGTATATACACCACTCCCGATAAAAGAAGAAGCCGTAAAAACATTTCAGAAGAATTGGGAAGAGCGTGGCGCTGGCTGGATTTTAGAGGTTGTTGATGATAGCAAGATTCCAGGGTATAAATTATGCTTTGCTTATTTTGGCTCATCAACATACACAACTAAAGAAATGTCCAGATTGATAGACAACCTTATTTATGAGGCAAAATGCCTTGGGCTTGATGAAATGAGTGACAGAGAAAGGAGTTTGCTTCTTGAAAGCTGGGAATCGGCTCATTGACTTGACAGGTAGCCGCTTTGGGAATTTGGTGGTTATTGAACGTGCAGCTAATTTTAACTGCAATGGCCATATTACTACCAGGTGGCTATGTAAATGCGATTGTGGGACAACTAAGGTTATAAGTGGGAAACACTTGAAGTCTGGCAAAGTTATCAGTTGCGGGTGCATCGGACGAAAGCATTTAAAAGAATCGAAAATAACCCATGGGCAAGCTCACAGTCGACTTTATGGCGTTTGGTGCAATATGAAGAATCGTTGCTATAACCCAAATGTAAGTTGTTATTGCCGGTATGGTGGCCGTGGCATTAAGGTTTGCGATGAGTGGCGAAACAGCTTTGCATCATTTTATGAGTGGGCACAGAAAACAGGGTATGACGCAACTGCTGAATATGGAAAGTGCTCAATTGACCGCATTGATAATGACGGGGACTATGCGCCAACAAATTGCAGGTGGGTTGACTTTAAAGCGCAGGCCAACAATCGCAGACAAGGTAATAGATATTGCAAATCCTGCCAGATCACATGATGGAGGAATGGGGATGCACAAAATGACAAAGGCCACGTCCATCCCACAATCCGTGAAGGTTGTTGTATGGGCGCGGGACAATCACCAGTGCGTGGTCTGCGGGTCTCCCGCAGGTGCGCCGGTGGCCCATGTGGTACGGCGTTCGCAGGGCGGCAGAGGAATTGAGCAGAACATTGCAACCCTCTGCCCCCGCTGCCACCGCCTGTTTGACGAGGGGCCATTAAGAGACCGCGAGCGCATCTATGTGCGGCTGGTGGCGCACATGAAAGCATTTTACCCGGATTGGAACCGGGAAGACATGATTTACAGAAAGGGAGCTATTTCATGCTAAACAGAATTATTGTGATGGGCCGGATGACCCGTGACCCTGAATTGCGCCGCACCAACAGCGGCACGGCGGTGGCATCCTTCACCGTGGCGGTGGACCGGGATTTTAAGTCCCAGTCCGGCGAGAAGGAAACGGATTTCATTGACGTGGTGGCATGGCGCAACACCGCTGAATTTGTAAGCAAGTATTTCTCTAAGGGCCGCATGGCCGTGGTGGAGGGCCGCTTACAGCTGCGTGACTGGACGGACAAGGACGGCAATAAACGCCGCAGCGCCGAGATTGTGGCCGACAGCGTGTACTTTGGCGATTCCAAGCGGGACGGCGGGGACACGGCGCAGAGCGAACCGCAGGGCGGTTTCAGCGAGATCGAGGACGATGGGGATCTTCCCTTCTGAGGTGACGTATGGGGAAGTGCTACGTTAAGGCTTATTACGATTGGATTGAGCAGACGGCAGCGCTGGAAGATGCTGAGCGCGGACGCTTGTTTGTAGCGATTCTGGAATACGCCCGGTCTGGTACTTTCCCGGAATTGTCCGGACGGGAAGCGGTACTGTTTCCCGTTTTCCGGGCAATCATCGACCGGGACAACCAGAAAGCGGAAGTAAATTCCAAAAACGGTTCGCTTGGTGGACGTGGTAATAAAGCAAACGAAAGCGAACAAAAGCGAAATGAAGCGACAGAAAGCGAACAAAAGGCTACTAAAGACAAAAGACAAAAGACAGAAGACAAAAGACAAAAGACAGAGGACAAGAGTGTTATACGCGCGAAGCGCTTCACTCCCCCCACGCTCGCAGAGGTTCAGTCCTATGTGGCTGAACGCCATTCGCCGGTAGACCCGCAGGGGTTTATTGATTATTACGCCTCAAAGGGCTGGATGGTTGGCAAGACCCCCATGAAAGACTGGAAAGCGGCTTGCCGAAATGCGGAGAACTGGGAGCGGTGGCAGCGGAAGGGCACGACCAAATGCGAGGACGCTTGGGGGTATGTGTGATGATGCGGCTTGTGATTGACATTTATGGCGAGGACACGCAGGGCACCAAGGAGGCGGTAGCCATGCTGCTGGAGCCTCTGGGCCGTGTCCGGGTGGTGCAGATCATCATTGATGGAAAGGAAGAAAAACGATGAACACTGACCTGATGTTTTCCAACAAGTCCGATTGTTGGGAAACCCCGGATGCGTTTTTCCGGGCATTAGACGCTGAATTTCATTTTACGCTGGATGTATGTGCGACACCGGTAAACGCAAAGTGCCGAGAGTTCTACACGCCGAAGCAAGACGGCTTGAAGCAGCCGTGGAGCGGAACAGTCTGGTGTAACCCGCCTTACGGACGGGAAATCGGCAAGTGGGTCAAAAAAGCAGCGGAAGAAACCTGCGTGGTTGTGATGCTGTTGCCCGCCAGAACCGATACTGCATGGTTCCACGATTTTATCTACGGAAAGGCGGAAATTCGGTTTATACGGGGGAGGCTGAAATTTGGCAAGTGCCGGAATAGCGCTCCGTTCCCGTCTATGGTTGTTATTTTCAGGAGGGAAAACGATGAAGAGTGAATCTACTGGCCCCGTTCTTTACCCGATGGGGGTTTATACGTTTGCCTTTGCATGCGTACATTGTGAAAACAGACATTCAAACAAATGCTACCTGTGCAAGTGCGAGGGAAAAAGCGGATTTGAGCCGAAGAAAGAGGCGAACAATGAAAATTGAATTTACGGTCCCCGGTATTCCGGTAGGCAAGGGCCGTCCCCGATTTAAGAAAGACGGCAATACCTACACTCCGCAGAAAACGCGGGACTACGAGAACAAGGTGGTGCAGTGCTGGAAGTACCAGAGCGGGAAAGGCTTTGCTGACGGCATCCCGCTCAGGGCCACCGTCACGGCGTTCTTCACGGTGCCGAGAAGCACGTCAAAGAAAAAGGCCGCAATGCTGGACGGGACGCCCCACATCAAGCGCCCAGACGCTGACAACGTGGCGAAAGCCATTCTGGATGCGCTGAACGGCCACGCCTACAACGACGATAGCGCAATCGCACTGCTGACGGTACGGAAGTATCAGACAACCGGAGCCTCCCGCGTGGAGGTCCCCATTGAGGAGGAAAAGTAATGGACGCTGTGGAGTATTTAAAAACATTGTGCAGAATGTGCAACTGCGAGTGCCTCAAATGCGAGTTTGAGAAAGCACGTAGCGGGTTTGAAACCTGCCCTGTCTGGCAAAAAAACCACCCGGAGGAGGCCGTTGCCATTGTGGAGCAGTGGGCTAAAGATCACCCCATCAAAACCCGCCAGAGCGTGTTTCTGGAACAGTTTCCAAATGCGCCAATATATACGAACACACATAACGTTGCTTTAGACCCATGCCTTGTTGATACAGCGTTACGCGGGCATTGCCCGACTGGAAGAGGCTGTGATATTTGCCGCCGCGAGTTCTGGATGCAGGAGGTGGAGGACGTATGAAAATATTGATCGGCGGAAGTCCTTGCACACATTGGTCAATCGCGCAGACCAAGAACCGCGAAACCGAAGCCAGCGGCATCGGCTGGGAGCTATTTCTAAACTACCGTATCGCCCGCGACAAGTACAAGCCGGATTTCTTTCTTTATGAAAACAACAAGAGTATGTCACCCGCTATCCGGGAGCAGATCACAGCAGAACTGGGCGTAGAACCCGTGCTTATCAATTCCGCGCTGGTATCGGCGCAGAACCGACAGCGCCTCTACTGGGTGGGAAAGCGTAACCCGGACGGCACATACAGCCAAGTGGCAGTGGAGCAACCGGAGGACAGGGGTGAATGCCTGTTAGATGTGCTGACGGCTGATGATCTCGCACCCTATAACGGAGGTGAGTTTAAGAAGCTAAAAGCCTGTCTGCACGCAAAATTCGCGTCAACGTGGCAGGTCGGGAAAACAGGGGACGGTGGCGGGCAGGCCGTCAGGGTTTATGACATTCTCGGCAAGTCTGTCACGCTTAAAGCTCTTGGTGGTGGGGGAGGGGCAAAGACGGGGCTTTACAAGATTGGAGATGCCATCTTTGCCCTCAATGCAAAAGGGTGTGAAAAACTACAGACAGTACCGGCTGGGTACACGTCATGCGTTCCGTCGAACATCGGAGTTACACTGCTGGGCAACGGCTGGACCGTGGACGTGATTGCCCACATCATGAGCCATTTTACCGGGCTGACGGCGGAGCCGGTGGAAGTGCTTTCCATGTACGACGGTATGAGCTGCGGACATATCGCACTGGACAAGCTGGGGGTGGACGTCACAGCCTACTATGCAACCGAGATCGACAAGTACGCCATCCAAACCACACAGCACAATTACCCGGACACCGTACAACTGGGCGACGCGTTTTATGTGCGGGACAATAATTGGAGATTGTGGGAGGAACTATGAGAGATACAAACTTTTTAAACGAATTTCATGGAAAGAAAATTCTTGACGTAACATGTGGATCAAGAACAATCTGGTTTGACAAACAACATCCGGCGGCGGTTTACTGCGACCTTCGGGACGAAGAATGTACTGGGATATGGAAAAGCACAAATCGAGATTCGGAGAGAACGTGCATTATTCATCCCGATGTGCAGTGCGACTTTACAGATCTTCCGTTCCCGGACAATTCGTTTGCACTGGTTGTGTTTGATCCCCCGCACTTGCAACGGGTAGGGGAAAACGCATGGATGCGGAAGAAATACGGGAAATTGGGGGAAGGGTGGCCCGATATGCTCAGAGACGGGTTCCGAGAATGTATGAGGGTACTCAAGCCGGACGGAGTTCTGATCTTTAAGTGGGCGGAAACGCAGATCCCAGCTGCCGATGTCTGGAAAGCGATTGGGGAAAAACCTCTTTTCGGACACCATAGCGGGAAAAAATCGCAGACCTTTTGGGGCTGCTTTATGAAATTGGGAGGGGGATTATGAACGATCAAGAACTCGTAAATGCCTTGAGATGCGTTTCAACAGCAGGTGGGCCAATTGGCGACTGCAAGAAATGCCCGTTTTGCAAAACGGAGCCGGTCCCGAAAAATCTGGCGGAAACAGTCAGTTTGACAGAGTGGTCCTCCTGCGATGTTGACGCCGTGGGGCTTGCCGCAGCAGACCGGATTGAAGCGCAGACGAAAGAGATTGACGCCCTGCGGAACGAACTGTGCCTGAAATGCGGAAACTACACGCTGGCCCATGAGGGGGCCTGCAACGGATGCCGGTGGAGGAGGTAAGAAGATGGAACGATTGACAAAACGTGAAAATGGGCATGCGCATTACCCGAGATGCTTTGAAGAACCGTGCGGCGGCATGGGATGCCGCACTGAGGACTGTGAATTTAAGGTCGAAATCTGTGAGCGCCTCGCCGACTATGAAGATACGGAACGGACGCCGGAGGAAATCGACATGGATCACGAAGCCGCAGAGCAGCTTCGCTATCTGTGCCGAAACTGCGATATTGACCGCTTGGAGAAACTGGCCGAGGCCGACAGAGCCGGTCGGCTGGCGGTTCTGCCGTGCAAGCCCGGAGATACGGTGTATGAGGTTACAAGCCGAAAAACCATAAGCGAATACCGAGTGAAGGCAATTCGCGTGGAATTGTTTTGTACATTCATTGAATGGGATATCGTAGCCGGGTTTGTTGATAAATCCATTTTCGGCGTACCGGTTAATGAAATCGGCAAGACCGTATTCCTCACCCGTGAAGAAGCAAAGAAAGCATTGGAGGCAATGAAGAATGGCAATTAGCAAATCAAAGCGCGAAGTGGTCTATCGAAAGTATGACGGCCACTGTGCGTATTGTGGACGCAAAATCGCCTACAAGGATATGCAGGTAGACCATTTTCACCCATTGAGGGCGTGGGGTATTGAGGACGCTGGAACAGATGATTTTGACAACCTCATGCCAGCCTGCCGGATGTGCAATCACTACAAGCGTGCAAATTCCCTTGAAACTTTTAGACGCTACATCACAGAAATTCCGCGAAAGCTGCGCGAGAACTATATCTACAAGATTGGCGTGGTTTATGGCAATGTCATCGAGGCCGAAAAACCGCAAGAGCAATTACTGCCCCAACTGCGGGGCCAAGATGGACGGAGGTGCTGACTATGCCTGCTTGTAAAGCCTGTGGTGAGTGGTTTGCCAAAACCAATCCACACGAAGAACTTTGCTTCAAATGCGAGTGTGCATTGTGCCGACTGTCCAGCTATGTTGCCCGTGTGGTGCGGTGCGAGAACTGTGCAAGCGGCATGAAGTCAGAAGATAATAAATACATAATCTGTTGTAGACTTGGTGTTGGTATGGGATTTGATGATTTTTGCAGCTACGGCGAGAGAAAGGACGGAGGTGCTGAATGAAACGGAAAGACTGGCTGATGATAGCCTTTTGGACGCTGGTCATAGCCGCTGGCATTGCGTTTATCGTGTTTTATTTCAAAAGCATTTTAACCGCAGACATTCCCCTGTGGCTGAAATTGCACTTGTTAAGGGGGAAGTAAGATGGCCAAACAATCTGGATACTTGCAACGGTGGGAGAACGAGACCAACCGGCTGCTTCAGGCAACGATGGTTATAACCTCGCAATTCGACATTGATACATTGCAAATCGCGATCCACCAGACGGAGGGCTGGGGCTATGACCGCATTATGAGGCTCACCGAAGCATGGGCAGAAGTGAGAAAAGAATACAGGCCGGCGCTGGACTACAAAAACCCGGAGGCGGACGTCCGACAGGAGCACATGGACCGAGTGCTGGCGGAGATTATCCGGGACAAGGCGAAGCTGATCCCATTCCCGGACAGATACAAGGATCTGAAAAAGATCCGTTATGGGAGGTAACTATGTGAGGTGGTTATGTGAGTACATTCCCGGAACGGCTGCAGCGGCTCCGAGAAAGCAGACACCCGGTTGTCAGCCGGTATGTGGCATCTGAACTGATGGGGCTGAGCCGGGACGCATTGAGACGGTACGAGCGAGGCACGCGAGAACCGGGGCTGTCGGAGCTGAAACTGATTGCTGAGTATTACAACGTCAGCCTTGACCAGCTTTGCTGGGATGAGGGCGAGCGGCAATTGTACAGAAAATAAATATTTCAAATTCCTCCATTTGGAGGAATGTTGACGAACAGATGTGCGAGAATGAGGGTGCGGGGTTATATCCGCATCCTCATTCTTTCCATCCTTTCTTTCCACCTGACCCCGGCAAATGCCGGGGATATGCAGACGTAGCTCAGTCGGTAGAGCACCGCGCCGGGAGGTATGCGCTGGTTCAAGCCCAGCCGTCTGCACCATGGCGGGGAACGTTTGGGTTAATGCGTCCCTGCCCATTCATATATAAGCTGCAGCCTGTAAAAGCAGCTCGTCTCCGGCAACTGGTACTTGCCCCTGATGCCCCGGTGCAATTCCGGTTAGGCACAGGACCCCTCGCACCTCTCGACGATGTGGCCCAGAGGGGACATTTACGGCATAGGTGCCCCGTAAGGGGAGACCACAGCGAGTGACGGGGACTTTCCTCGAAGCGCTAAAGCAGGGCAGGACTGCAATGCCGTACCATCCCGGCCAGCGGGCGAGGAAGCGTAAAAAGCTAAGTATCAGGCGGCTGGTATAATTGCCAAGTTCCTGATGGCTGGTAGAAAGACACAGCGCAGCCGGGAACCGATAAAAAAGATCTTGCGTACCATGTTTGGCTCGGGGAGAGCCGGACACGCAAGATGTGTATGCCTTTCGGGGCGGGTAAAGTCTGCTATGTAAGGCCAAGGGGTGGGGGCCGGTAGCAAAACGAAAGGGAGTGAGCGTATGGCTGGCGGAGCGCCAAGAAAATGGAAAAGCGTGAAGGCAATGCAAAGAGCCATTGACGCTTATTTTGAGAGCTGCAAAGGGGAACCGATTATTGGCGACGATGGACAGCCGCTGATGGATAAATACGGCAACGTCATTCTGATAGGGCAGAAGCCGCCGACGGTAACAGGGCTGGCGCTGTCGCTTGGGTTCACAGGACGGCAGGCGCTGATTGATTATCAGGGGAGACCGGAGTTTGCGGACACGGTTACGCGCGCGAAGTCCCGCTGCGAGGAATACGCCGAATCCCGGCTGTACGATAAGGACGGTGCCAATGGCGCGAAATTCTCGCTTGGCTGCAATTTCGGCTGGCGGGCCACAGAAGAAAAGGCGGAGACGGCGGCAGGCGGCATTGTGCTGCTGCCTGCGGTGATGGATACGCCGAAGCCGCCGGAGGATGAGACGTGACAGGCCAGACGGTGATCTGGCAGCCGCAGCCGAAACAGGCCGCGTTTATGAGCCGGTTTGAGGACGAGGCGCTGTATGGCGGCGCTGCCGGAGGCGGCAAAAGCGACGCACTGGTGATGGAGGCCCTGCGGCAGGTGGACATTCCCTATTACCGTGGGCTGATCGTACGGCGGACCTATCCACAGCTGGAGGATCTGATCGGTAAGACGCTGCGGCTGTATCCAAGCATTTATCCGGGTGCAAAGTACAACGACAGCAAGCACGTCTGGAAATTCCCTTCGGGAGCCGTGGTGATCTTCGGCTCCCTGCCGCACGTCAAGGACAAGTACAACTACCAGGGCAAGCCGTATGACTTTATCGGCTTTGACGAGCTGACGCAGTTTCCCTATGAGCTGTATGACTACCTGACGCACTCACGAAACCGGCCTAACGGTCCGGGGACCCGCGTTTACTCCCGCGCCACGGCGAACCCCGGCGGCGTGGGGCATGGGTGGGTCAAGGAAATGTTTATCACGGCGGCTCCGCCCATGCAGACGGTGTGGAAGCAGGTCAAGGTGCAGACGCCTGACGGGATGCAGTCCAAGTGGAAGTCCTCGGTGTTCGTGCCGTCCACGGTGTTTGACAATCAGGCACTGCTGGACAATGACCCGGACTACATATACCGGCTGGCCAGTATGCCGGAAGCGGAGCGGAACGCCCTGCTGTACGGAGACTGGGACAGCTTCTGCGGGCAGGTGTTCACAGAGTGGCGGAATGACCGGGCGCATTACAGAGACCATATCAAGACCCATGTCATTGAACCGTTTCGCATTCCGGAAAGCTGGAATGTGTGGCGGGCGATGGACTGGGGCTATACGCGGCCCTTCTCCGTGGGCTGGTACGCCGTGGATCAGGACCGGCGGCTTTACCGTATCCGGGAGCTGTACGGCTGCACGGGAACGCCCAATGAGGGCGTGAAGTGGACGCCGGACCATGTGGCAAAGGAAATAAGCCGCATTGAGCGGGAGGACCCCAATTTACAGGGACGCACTGTGCGGGGCGTGGCAGACCCGGCTATCTTCGGCAACAGCGGCACGGAAAGCGTGGCGGCGGTGATGGAGCGCAAGGGCGTGTTCTGGGAGGCAGGACAGCATGACCGGCTGAACGGCAAGATGCAGATCCACAACCGGCTGGCCTTTGACGGGCAGGGCATCCCCATGCTGTATGTGTTCGACACTTGTAAGCATTTCATCCGGACGGTGCCGAATCTGGTATACAGCGAGACGGACGTTGAGGACGTGGATACCGACGGCGAGGACCATATTTATGACGAGTGCCGGTATATGTGCATGGAATACCCGGTGGCGCAGACCATCCGCATCCCGGCGGCGGTGAAGCCGTACAGCCCTCTGGATGCTGACGAGCCGGAGGACCGGGATTACGCATGGTTCCGGAAATACTGATGGAGGACGTATGGAAAGACAGGACTTATTCAATAAGGCAATGGGCATGGGGCTTGGCAGTCTCATGCCACAGCTGCAGCCGCAGCCCGCATGGCAGATGGACACCGGGGATGCAATCAAAGTTGACGATATCCGCAAGGCGGCGGAGACGGTGCGGAAGTACAAGGACGGCAAGAGCCTGCTGGAAAACCGTTTGAAAGAGGATGAGCTGTGGTATCGGGTGCGGCACTGGGAAGCGGTGCGGAAGAAGTTCAACCCGGATGTGCCGGAGCCGTCCTCCGCATGGCTGTTTAACGCCATTACCAACAAACACGCCGACGCTATGGACAACTACCCGGAGCCGAACGTGCTCCCGAGAGAGGCGGGAGATCAGCAGGAGGCCAAGAAGCTGTCCTCCATTCTCCCCTGCGTCATGGAGGCGGCGGAGTTTGAGGACGTGTATGCAGATGCCTGGTGGGGTAAGCTGAAACACGGCACCGGCGCGTATTTCATCGGGTGGGACCCGGAGAAGGAAAACGGGCTGGGCGACATTGATATTCACGATCTCGACCTGCTGGACGTTTACTGGGAGCCAGGGATCAAGGACATTCAGCAGAGCCGGAACCTGTTTATCGCAGGCGTGGCGGAGACGGCAGACCTGGAAGCCCAGTTCCCACAGTACAAGGGCAAGCTGGAAACGGCAACCCCGGATGACTACGCCTATTCTTACGATCCCAACGTGGACTGGACGGGGAAGTGTCTGGTGTGGGACTGGTATTACAAGAAGAAGGACCTGACCGGGAAGACACTGCTGCATTACTGCAAGTTCTCCGGGGACTGCATCCTGTATGCCAGTGAGAATGATGCCAACTATGCCGAGCGCGGCTATTATGACCACGGCTTGTACCCGGTGGTATTCGACACCATGTTCCCGGAAGCGGGGACGCCGTACGGCTTCGGCATGATCGCCATCTGCAAGAACCCCCAGCTTTACATCGACAAGCTGGGCCAGAACATTCTGGAGCGCAGTCTGCTGGGCACCAAGACCCGGTACATTGCATCTTCTCAGGCGGGTATCAATGAGGATGAGCTGAAAGACGCTTCCTGTGCCGTGGTGCATAGCGAGCTGCCGAGACTGGACAACGAGCATTTGCAGCCCATCGTGCCGCCCTCTCTGGAAGGCAACTACATCGACGTCTATCAGATGAAGATCGACGAGATGAAGGAGACCAGCGCCAACCGGGACATGAACAGCGGCGGAACCTCCGGCGTGACGGCGGCTGCGGCCATTGCAGCCCTGCAGGAATCAGGCAACAAGGTGAGCCGTGACATGATCCAGGGCAGCTACCGGGCATACCGGAAGGTATGTTATCTGGTGATCGAGCTGATCCGGCAGTTTTATACGGAGACCCGCACCTTCCGCATTTTAGGCGAGGGCGGGCAGACGGAGTTCGTGGACTTCAACAACGCAGGGATGCAGGATCAGCCGGTGGCGATGCCGGGGAACGCGGCGCAGATGTTCCGGCGTCCCGTGTTCGACTTGAAGATCAAACCCCAGAAGCGCAGCCCCTTTACCATTGAAGCCCAGTATGAGCGGGCAAAGGAGCTGTACGGACTTGGATTCTTCAATCCGGAGAACGCCCAGCAGAGCATCATTGCCCTGTCCATGATGGACTTTGAGGGCAAGGAGCAGATCCTGCAGCAGGTGCAGCAGGGGCAGACGCTGTTGAATGTGGTGCAGCAGCTCCAACAGCAGCTGGCCATGTTCCAGGCGGCGGCAGGCATGAGCGTGGAGCAGCCGGGATACCAAAGCCAGACCGGACAGAGCGGCGGTCCGACCATTGCACAGGCCCGTCAGGATGCCATCAGCGCCAACAAGAAGAGCTACGGCGAACGGCTGGCTGAGAGGAGCAGGGCATGACCCGCGTTTACGCCAGCCGACAGGGAGACCGGTTCCGGCTGGAATGCCGGGGCCATGCAGACTATGCGGAGAGCGGGAAGGACGTGGTATGCGCCGCCGTCTCCGCGATCTGCCAGACGCTTTACCTCTGGTGCAAAAACACCGGTGGCGTGGCGGTAGAGGATGAGACCATGGGACCGGGCGTATTCATGCTGACGGCCAGAGGCCCCTGTGGGGAGCCGTGGAAGGCTGCCGTGCTGGGGCTGATGAGTTTAGAGGCGGGATACCCCGCCCATATACGGGTGGATGCTCGGAAATTTGATTTGTGTTCCAAGCCGCAGACGCGGCAAGAATGATAAAGGAGCAAGCGTATGAAACACTTTTTTGTCAAGGCGATGTGCCTGTTTCTGTTTGACGGCGGCGCTTCCGGGGCGTCCGGCGGAGCAGGAGAGGGCGGAGCCGAGACGGGCGGGACCACTGGCGGGCCTGACGTCGCCCAGCAGGCCAAAACGGGCGAGGTAGTCTACGGAAAGCAGACTGCGGCTCCTGACGCCGGGGAGCAAGACCAACGCGCATCCTTCAAGGATTTGATCAACGGTGACTATAAGGCGGACTTCGACGCTGAGGTACAGCGGATCGTAGGCGAACGGCTGAAAAAGGTAAAGGATCAGGGCCGCATCGTGGCGGATCAGGGCAAGGCGCTGAACGCACAGCAGCCCATTCTGGACGCCCTGTCTCTTCGCTACGGTACGGCACCCGGCGACATTGAAGCCCTGCGGTCGGCGGTGGATCGGGACAATTCTCTCTGGGAGCAGGCTGCGGAGGAAGCCGGTATGAGCGTAGAGCAGTACCGGCAGTATCAGCAGATGCAGCAGGAGAACGCACGGCTGAGAGCGGCGCAGGAGGACTATTATGCCCGCCAGCGCAGCGAACAGCAGCTGCGCTCGTGGATGGATCAGGCTGAGGCCATGAAGCAGGACCCCCTGCTGGCAGACTTCGACCTGCCCACCGAGATCAACACCAATCCTGATTTCCTCGCCTTGCTGCAAAGAGGCGTCAGCGTGGAGCAGGCATACAAGGTCCTGCACATGGATGACTTTCTCAGCAAGGCCACGGCACAGGCGGAGAAGACCGTAACGGACAATATCCGCGCCAGAGGGGCAAGACCGCAGGAGAACGGAGCCGCGCCCAAGAGCGCCGTTGTTGTGAAGGATGATGTTTCCAAACTGACCCCGGCAGACCGGGCGGAGATCGCCAGACGGGCTGCGATGGGGGAAACCATCACTTTTAACTGACAACAAGGAGGCTACTCTATGAACACTCTGTTTATGTTCCCTATGTTCGTGCAGATTTTCGCGGACATGAAGACCAACACCACTACCCAGACGGGCGAGGGCAAGGACCTGTCTGCGGAGATGAAGACCTATTACTCCGACTATCTGATCGACCTGGCAGAACCGGAGCTTGTGCATGACCAGTTTGGCCAGAAGCACCCCATCCCCAAGAACGGCGGCAAGACCATTGAGTTCCGCCAGTATGATCCCCTGCCTGAGATGACCACCGCCCTCACCGAAGGCGTGACCCCTGACGGCCAGAGCCTGAACGTGAAGAAGCTGGAGGCCACCGTGAAGCAGTACGGCGGCTACGTCACCCTGTCCGATATGCTGATTCTGGCAGCTATCGACAACAACGTGGTGCAGGCCACCAAGCTGATCGCCTCTCAGGCCGGACGCACCCTGGACACCATCACCCGCGACATTCTGAACGCAGGTACCATTGTCCAGTACGCCGACGGCTCCGTGACTGCCCGCGCCAATCTGGTGGGCGGCAGCGCCACCGAGAGCGAGAACAACTATCTGACCGTGGATGCCATCAAGAAGGCCGTGCGCACTCTGGAATCCCAGGACGCTCCCAAGATCAACGGCTACTATGTGGGCATCATCCATCCCAACGCCAAGTATGACCTGATGAAGGACCCTGAGTGGAAGAGCCCCCACGAGTATGTGGACACCGCCAACATCTACAAGAACGAGATCGGCGAGCTGTACGGCGTCCGCTTTGTGCAGTCCAGCCGCGCCAAGGTGTGGAAGGACGCTGCCAAGAACAAGGCCACCGGTACGGAGGTCGCCAACAAGCGGGACGTGTACTCCACCCTGATCCTTGCGGATGACGCCTACGGCATCACCGATATCTCCGGCGGCGGTCTGCAGCACATCGTCAAGCAGCTGGGCAGCGCCGGTTCTGGCGATCCCCTGGATCAGCGCGCCACCGTCGGCTGGAAGGCCACCAAGACGGCGGAAATTCTGGTCCAGCAGTACATGGTCCGTATCGAAACGACCGTCAGCGCCTGATAGGAGGACAGAATGAGCGAAGCTAAAAAGGTAACGGATCCCAACGAGGAGCTGGTAGAGTACACCGCACCTCTCATGGGCCGCACGGATTCCCGCGATATTATCGTGGGCGTCAACGGTGAGATCATCCGCATTATGCGTGGTGAGACTGTGCAGATCAAGCGGAAGTTCCTGCTGGTGCTGCAGAACGCAGAGAAACAGGAAATGGAAGCCTACAAGGCACAGATGGCGGCGCAGAAGAACAGCGCCAAGGCTTTGGCCGATATGTAACCCGATGCGGGCAGACGGTTTCCTGCCGTTTGCCCGCATTTTCTATGGAGGGCGTATGAATCGCATTATTTCACTGTCCGTTGAGGACATGTATATCAAACATACCGGGGAAGCGTTCGGAGCCACCGGCTCCCACAACGCCGTGACCCTGCGTATGACATTCGGCCCTGCATGGGAGGGCACCGCCAAGACGGCGTATTTCACCGATGCGCTGGGGAACACTTCCGTGGCGCTGGTGCTGGGGCTGGACACGCTGGTGGATGGAGCCTATGAAGTGGACGTGCCGTCCGAGGCGCTGAAAACCGCAGGCGTGGCGACAATTACCGTCAAAGGCGTACTGGTATCCGGAGAGACCACCACAAAAGCCATCACCACGGCGGCGGGGCATTTCCGGGTATTGGATTCCGAGCTGCCGGACAGCGCCGGGAGCGCCGGGACCATCACACCCAGCGACAAGGACCAGCTGCAGGCGGAGATCGCTGGCATGGAGGCACTGTTTACCACCGCAAAAGCGGCGGCAGAAGCAGCAGCGGCCAACGCAAAGGCCAGTGAAACGGCAGCGGCTGGGTCTGTTTCTCAGGCAAATGCGGCAGCTGCTGCAGCAGCAGATAGTGTAAAACGGGCAGCGGAACAGATTCCATTAGCACAGGCAGAAGTGAAAAAAGCGGAAGATGCGGCGGCGCGGTCTGAGGCGGCATGGACGGGATTGCAAAAAACGGATGTTTACGCGGTCACGGTCCCCTATACCAGCAGTGCGAAAGCGATCAAGGAGCAGGTGGACGATCATTTTCACGTGCGCTTTGAGATCCCAAAGGGGGAGCCGGGCAGAAACGGAGCCGTTATTTCGGCAAACGGGCTGTATGCGTTTCAGGTTAATTCCAACGGGCACCTAATCTTGACGTATACGGGAGATACACCGCCCAATTTTGCAATCAACGATGCCGGGCACCTGATTTTAACACTATAAGGAGGACGAACAAATGCCCGAATTGGATTTGGGAAATGTGAAAGGACCGCAGGGCAAAAGTGCTTATCAGAGCGCTTTAGATGCCGGTTATTCCGGTTCGGAGGAAGCGTTTAACACAGCAATGGCGAAGGCACCTGACGCGGTGCTTTACACGGCCCAGACCCTTACCGACGAGCAGAAGGCGCAGGCGAGGGGGAATATCAACGCCGCCCCCGGTGGGTTTGGGATTGGAGAAACCCCAAAGCGTATTGCCGATGCCAACGACGCTGTTAAAAATGGGCGATATGCTGTTGATCAGTTAACACTTAATCTGCCCGGGCCGATAGGGGACTTGTGGAGCTATACCTACCTTGATGTTTATACGGGTAATAGACCAGATGTGTACATCAAGCAAACAATAACGTCACCATACCAAGGATGGCATCAGTGTGAGGTTACGAGATGCTTTTATAGCCCTCGTGGTGGGTGGCAGCCTTGGGAGTGGGTCAACCCGCCGATGCTGTTAGGCGTAGAATACCGCACCACGGAGCGGTATCTTGGAAAGCCGGTTTATACAAAAGTTATAGAGGGTTCTTTTTCGGGTGCCGGGACTACAACTATTTCTCATGGCATTGCGAACATTGATAAGTGTGTAGCTGCTAACGGAATTGCTCTGCAAAAAGATTCTTCGTATAATTTCTCGTTCCCGTATTGGTTCGCAGACGGCAGCACACTTACGCAAGGCTTATCTGTATCGATAAACTCATCCGCTATCCAGCTAAGTGCTGTATCTGATTACTCAGCAGCTTTTTCTGTTCAGATAACAGTTAAGTACACCAAGACCACCGACTGACCCATGGAATATTGCATTTGTTGCGGGGCAGTCATCCCCGAAGGTCGTCAGGTGTGCCCCATTTGTGAGCGAAACTGGCCGAAATTTTAACCTGCACGAAAGCAAGTCGGATTTTACCCTAAAAACTGCAACTTTTTAAGGGGGTGTCAAATGGAAATTCTACAGATCGTATTAACTGCCGCCACCGGCTCCGGCGTGACCGCCATCATCCTCGCAATCCTCCAGCGAAAGTGGACCAAGGATGACAAGCGGGACGCCATCGTGGACGCACTCAAGGTGCTGCTGATCGACCGGGTGCGCTATCTGGGCCAGAAGTACATCTCTGACGGCAGCGTCAGCCTGTCGGACAGGGAAACGCTGGACGAAATGCACCAGGCGTACAAATCCCTTGGCGGCAACGGACACCTAAAAATTATCATGTCCGAGGTCGGCGAGCTGCCGATCCGGAAAGAGTGAAAGGAGAAAAACATGGAGAACATCAAGAAACGGCTGGGCAATCTGCTGGCGGTGAAAAGCCTCGTGACCATCACCTTAACGGTGATCTTCGCGGTGCTGGCTCTGCGGGGTGACATTTCCGGGACGGAATTTTTGACCATCTTTACCACGGTCATCGCATTCTATTTCGGCACCCAGCGGGTCAACGAGGACAAGAACAGTTGAAACCGGTTGAAAATCAACCGAAAATTTGAAAGGGGTACATACCATGGAAAAGATCTACGAGAACATCATCAACGAGGGCAAGGCCACCGGTAAGACCATCGAGGCCATCAACACGGAGCTGAAAGAGGCCGGAGCCAACTTTTACCTGAATCCCGACGGCGGCGTGGCCAACTGGACTGAGGACGAAATGCGGGAGGGCTTCATCCCCGCCGAAAAGGAGCCGGAGGCGCTCCCCCAGACGCTGGATACTCGTCGCCGGGAGGATCTGGCGGGCACCGTCCAGATCCAGCGGATCGTCGGAGCCACCTATGAAGTGACTTATGACGAGGACGGCTACTTCATTAAGGCTTCCCGCGTGCGCGTGCGCCATGTACGCCATGGTTGATACGTTTGATTGCGCGAAAGCGCAGATCTACCACAACACCGGCAAGCTGACCCCGGCGCAGATCAAGGCCAAGACCGGCTGCAC